AACTGCAGAAACGGTTTCTGCTGGTGATGTGAAGGCCCGCATCAAGGCCATCACTGAAGACGATGCAGCGCAGGGTCGCGAAGGTCTTGCGAAGCACTTGGCCTTCGACACCGAAATGTCGGCAGAAGACGCCATCAACACGCTGAAAGCGGCTGCTGGCGATGCGCCTGCGGCTGAAGGTGATGAACCGGCAGACCCCAAGAGCTATCAGGCCAGCCGGTCAGCCGCTGCCGCGTTGGCGCAGCCTGGTGCGAGTGTCGCAGCACCAAAGAAGACCACTGCAACCATCGACACTGGCGGCATCTATGCCAGCCGTCGCGCACGAAAAGGGGCGTAACACATGGAAAACGTAACAATGCAGACCCGCAATCTGTCTTTCCTTCTGTCGGAAGCAGCCGGGCGGCGTTCACGCGCACAAGCCACCATCCCGGCCGGAACGGGTGTTGTCGAGGCGGGAACCGTCATTGGTGAACTGACTGCCGCTGCTGGCAGCTTTGTTCCATCGCCTGCTGCCGAAACCGTTGGCATCGAAGGCGCAGAAGTGGCCACGGCAATTTTGGGATATTCGGTTGATGCAACATCAGCTGATGTCGAAGTCACCATCATTGACCGTGATGCTGAAGCCAAGCTGCCGGTGCTGAAGTTCGATGCTTCGGTTGATGATGAAACCAAGACTGCCGCCAAGGTCGCACAGCTGAACGCTGTCGGCATCCGCGCGCGCTAAGAGGAAAGAAGACTATGTGGGAAGAATTTTCTGTCATTGCGCTGACGGCTGCGCTGAACAATCAACCGTTCGTGCCCGGCCAAGTCGGCGCAACCATGATCTTCGATGAAGAAGGGGTTTCAACAACCACCGTCAAAATCGAAGAAAACAATGGCACGCTGGCCATCATCGAACCATCTGCGCGGGGTGGACCTGGTAACACATCAGACGATGATGACCGCCGGTTGATCCCGTTCGAAATTGACCACTTCGAAATCAATGATGCTGTGCTGGCCGATGAAGTTCAGGGCGTGCGCATGTTGGGTGAAGCCGACCAGCTTGAAACCGTCCAGAACCGCGTTGATTCCAAGCTGGCGAAGCACGCGCGCAGCTTCGATGCGACATTGGAACACCAGCGGGTCGGTGCCATCAAGGGCATCGTGCTGTCCGGCAAGGGGCGCGTGCTGCACAACCTCTATGACCGGTTTGGTTTGGCTGTTCCTGCACCTGTGGTGATGGGTATTGGTGGGCAGGTCGCGGGCATCGCCACCAAAATCAAGAATGATGTGGTCTATTCCATCGAAGACGATTTGGATGAAACCTATGACGGCATTCATGCCATGTGTGGGCGTGAATTCCATGCAAAGCTGTGGGACCAGAAGGAAGTGCGCGAAACTTTCCTTGCCGACAACCAAGGCTATCAGCTGCGCGATGGTGCCCCTGATGTCTTCCGTGTCGGTGGTGTGACATGGGAGCGTTACCGCACCGGGCGTCGTGCCACGTTGGCGAACGGCAATGCCGCGTTCATTGCCGATAATGAGGCCCGTGTCTTCCCGACCGGCGTGCCGGAATTGTTCATCACGCGCTTTGCGCCTGCTGACCTGGAAGAAACGGTCAACACGATTGGTCTGCCGCGCTATGCGAACCAATACCCAATGGCAAACGGCAAGGGGCGGCATCTGGATTCGCAGATGAACGCGATTTCGCTCTGCACCCGTCCGGGCGCGCTGCGCAAGCTGACCATCTAAGGGCTTTCAAACCTATCGAGCAAACAAGGGCCCGTCATGAAAGTGCCGGGCTTTTGGCTGCATCCCCATGCGGTGACCCGCATTGGCATTCAGCCAGAACAGGAGAAAAACCATGGCAAATGCGAAGAAGAAATGGATTGCATGCAAGGGCAATCTGACGATTCCGGCTGACATGGCTGGTGAAGAAGATGACGTTCAGGTGCAGGATGGTCAGCCCATTCAGGTTCCGGCTTTCTATGCTGACAGTCTTGTTCAGGACGGAATTGCTGAACACTGCGAAGCGCCCAAGAAAAAGCCTGCGGACCCGACTGCAGAAGAAAAGGCCGCTGCCGAAAAGGCGGCACGGGTCAAAGCAGCCCAAACGGCGGTGACGGACGCACAGGCGGCGCTGGACGCTGCAGAAGGCACAGACCGTGCTGATGGTGCCCGTGCCACCCTGCTGGCCGCACAGGAAGCCTTGGCGGCGCTGAAGGACTGATGGAACGCGGGTTGCGCGAAGAACTGATGGAAGCAGTAGACGATGTCTGGGCGGAAACGCTTAGGCACCTTCCGCTGTCTGACGGTCAGCAAGACCTGACGCGCGATAAGGTCGAATTTACTGCGGTTGTTCGAACGGGTGACCGCGAGACGGAAAAGATGAACTTTGGCCGTGGGAACAATGCGCGGTCTGGCATTACAGCCGCAGGGGGTCACTTGCGCATTGACCGTTCGGTTCATCCTGACATTGACGTGCGCAAAGGTGACAAGTTCGTGGCGCTGGACCGTGCAGGCGAACCCGCTTTTGAAGTGTTGCTGGTCGATGACCGGTCACACTTGCGTTTGATTTGCGACTTGGGGGATGCCTGATGTCACTGACGATGATGGCCTTGCGGATTGCTGCTGTCGAAGCCCTGAAGGCAGGGGGCACGATGGTGGGCACGAATGTTCTGGACAGCCAGATTTCAGCCATTGACCAGACTGTGGATGGTGACCTGAAGACGGACCAGAAGCGGCCCTTCATCGCGGTCTATTCCGACAACAGCAAAGCAGACAATTTGGGCGATACCGGATTGCGTGCGAACGGTCGGGTCGAACTGACATTCAATTGCGGTGTCTCCCTGACGATGGGTGAGTTGAACAAAGAAACTGGCGTCACTGAAGTCATTGAGGGTTTGCCATCTACTGATGCGCAATTCGAAGCCATTCTGGACATCCTTGGATGCCAGATTTGTCGCGTGCTGACAGATGCATCCAACCCTTGGGCGCAGGTTTTTGGAAATTTGGGGGTGTTGGTTTCCAAGGCGCAGGTCCGGTCCAGCAGCGCTGCTGAAAATGTGCGTTTGGCCTGTGGTCAAGTGAAGGTGACGGTCGATGCATACGCTGACCCACCGCTTGGTCAGGTGTTCGCGGAAGGTAGCCAGTGGCCAACCTTGTTGGCATTGATGGAGCAACATCAGGTGAAGCAGCTTGGTCTTTTCCAGTTGATGTTGGGTCAACCTGATGCTGCTGAATATCCCGATTATGAAGCCTTGACCGGCATGACCGCGCGCGATGCGGCTTCATTGCGTTTGTATTCCTTCGACGGCGTTCCTGCTGCGTCCAAGATTGCAGACCCTGCCTCATTCGTGGACCGTAGCTGATGGGTTTACCTGAGCAAATGGATGACATGCGCCGCCGGTTGGCTGCGCTGGAAAGACGCTTGGGGTCACAAGGTCGCACTGGTGTGGTCACGGAAGTTGATGCCGCGAATGGGCTTGCCCGCGTGCAGCTGACTGAAGGTGATGTGCCAATGTTGACCGGTTGGATTCCTTGGGTCGAACCTGCTGCTGGCGCGAACAAAACCCACAACCCGCCATCAGTTGGCCAGCAGGTAGAGATAAAGTCTGAAAGCGGTGACCTGCATGACGCAACCATTCAGGGCAGTCTGAATTCAGCGTCCAATGGTAGGCCGTCAGGTGCAGGTGATGAATTCGTGCTGCTTTCAGTTGGCCCTGCATCCATCAAAGCCACGGGCGGTGGTTCTGCCATCGTCTTTTCAATTGGCGGCTATTCTCTGACGCTATCAGCTTCAGGGGCAGTCAATACGGGCGGCGCGCTGTCTCACAACGGAAAGAACATTGGCGACACGCACAACCACAAAGGCGTGACGGCAGGACCATCAAACACTGGAACACCAAACTGAAGGGAAAGACCATGACTGCATTGAATGACTATGAAGTGACGGAAGCGCGTTTCATCGGGGGGCAGCACCGCAAAGTTGGTGAGCCGGTCCAGATGACTGAGCGCGCCGCCAAATATTACGTCGCACCCTATGGCACTGGCTTGAAGCCTGCTGCCCCGCTGCGTGCACAGACAGCGACACAGGCTGAGAACAAACCTGCTGGCAAAGTGGCCAAAGCAGAGGGCTGAACCCACATGGATTTGAACCACCACACGGGGGCAACGGTCGATGGTTGGATGCATGTTGTCCAAAGCATCGAAACCATTCTGGTGACACGTCTGAACACGCGCGTGTTCATGCGCCAGTTCGGTTCTGATGTCCCTGTGATGGTGGACATGCCCATGAATGATGCCAACATCATGGCCCTTTATGTGTCGGTTGCCGAAGCAATCGACCGATGGGAACCCCGATTTGAATTAACCGATGTGATCCTTTCGGCTGAAGCTGATGGGGTCATGTCGCTGCAGATGAAAGGCAATCACATGCCTAACGCGCATTTGGGTGACGCCACGATTGTCAATGACGAAACGCAAGTCATCCGGGTGCAAGGAACCCGCGTGGATAATTGGAGCCTTGTCGCATGAGCCGTTTCGCAGCCCTGGACCTCTACACGTTGCCTGACCCGTCTTCAGTCGCGGTATTGGATTTCGATGCCATTTTGGAAGCGCGCCTGCAGGAATTGGAAGCGCAGCTGTCAGAAGTTTTCGAAGCGCCCAAAGTTGCTGAAGCGATGGCGCTGGCCCGCAATATTGCGGCCAGCCCGATGCGCTACCTAAATGAAGCCGCTGCAGCCCGTGAACTGTATTTGTCGAACCAAATCAATGCCGCCATTCGGTCCGTGTTTCTTTCAACGGCACGTGGCAGTGACCTTGACCAAATTGGCGCAAATCGCGGCGTAGTTCGCAAAGTTCTGGATGATGCTGACCCAAACGATATCATTCTGGAAAATGATGAAGCATTCCGTGCCCGCATCCAGTTGGTCATGGAATCCTATTCGCCGCACGGAACTGAAGGCTCATACGTCTATTGGGCGCTGGACGCTGACGACCGGGTTGTGGATGTTGCGGTTTATGGCCCAAACCACGGGCTGGACCCTGCCATTCCTGCCGCCGAACCAAAAATGGTTGTGCTGTCGTCCGAAGGTGATGGCACGGCTGATGCCGCGCTGCTGGAAGCGGTGTTTGACAACTGCATGGCCGACAAGCGGCGTCCGGTGGCTGACAAGCTGACGGTCATTTCTGCGACCCCTGTGCCCTATCAAATCCAAGCTGTGCTGCACGTCACGTCAGCGGCGTCTGCGGGTGTCGTGCTGGCTGCGGCGCAGGCCACGGCTGAAGCCTTTATCAGCAACCGCCTGCGGATTGGCCGTAAGTTGTATCGCACGTCTTTGGCCGCTGCTTTAAGCGTTGACGGTGTTGTGGATGTGGTCATCACGCATCCGGCTGCTGACCTGGATATTGGGCCATTTGAAGCGCCTTATTGCACTTCCGTCAATTTGACGGCTGAAGCTGTGTCAGGTGGGTGGCGTGATGTTTGATCGAACGCAAAGCATGCTGCCCAAAACAGCCACGGATTTGGCGCGCGCCTTGGACATCCTTGAAGAACGGCTGTTCATGCTGCCGGTGGCGATGATTTCCAAAGACCCCATGACGGTTTCTGAAGCCCTGCTGGACCATCTTGCATGGGAAAATTCAGTGGATGTCTGGGATGTCGATTGGCCGGAAGACATCAAGCGCAACGTGGTTGCAATGTCTGCGGAAGTTCATCGCTTCAAGGGAACGCCACACGCCATAAAGCGCGCGCTGGATGCCCTGGATGTGCGCACGGAACTGGTCGAATGGTGGCAGGCTGCGCCGGAAGCGGCACCGGGCACGTTCGATGTCACCGCCTATGCGGGGCGGGCGCTTTATTCCGATGAAGAAGTGTTCATCAATCAAAAAATGGTGCGGTCCATCATTGCGGTGATTGAGCGGGTCGCACCCGTGTCACGCGGGTTCACCGTCGCGGTAGGTGCGAAGCTGCGCCTGCAGCCGGTGGGCATGGGGGCAAATGCAACTGCCATCGGCTTCGCAAGGTTCCGCATGAATGTCATCCAGCAGACGCCACGTCTGCCCTTGAAATCGACCCCGGCGGGTCACGCATCAGCGATTTCCGTGACGCGCGGACGCATCGCCTAAATCAAGAGGAAGCCAATGTCAGAAACATTCACCCCGGTCATCACTGAAGCGGGTTTCGCAGCCGCGCTTGCTGCTGAAGAAGGCGGCTTCAAGGTAAATATCACCCATGTCGCAGTCGGAAGTTCCGGCTATGTCGTTCCGACAAGCGCCAACGGCAAGGCCACGCAAACCGCATTGTTTGGCGAACGGCAGCGGGTAGAAATCCAAGACGCGCGCGAAGTCGGGAACGGTCAGACTGATATTTCTTTCGTGATCGAAGGCGCAGGTGATTATTTCATCAAGGAAGTCGGTTTCTTTCTGGATGACGGCACGTTGTTCGCTATCGCATCGCACCCAACGCAAGGACTTATTTGGAAGTCTTCAATTTCGCGTGCGGCCATCGCACTGGAACTGGTTCTGGAAGCGGTTGACCCGTCCAGCATTAACATTGTGTCCGCTGGCCCACCGCTGCAGCTGTTGCTGACCAAGGAAATCGCAATCCTTTCGACCATTGCTGCGCGGAATGCGCTTGAAAACATGCGGCTGTCAGACCGCATCCATGACATCACAGGAGAATTTTGATGGTCGAAACAACCTATGAAGCGCAGCTTCGGCAGATTGCTGCATTCGATGATTTGCTGGGGTATTTTCAGGGGCAAAAACCTCGATGGGATGCTGATGTTGCAGCAGCGCTAAATGAATACCAGCAGTTGTCGAGTGATCTGAAGGAGGTTGTGAATGATCAAATGGCATTTGTCGCAGAGGTCCGCGCCAACGATCCAAACCCGAACTATCGCAACGGTGGAACGTTTAATACGATTGCGGAAGTGATTAATGCCGCTCCGGCTCGGTCGTACGTCTCGATCAGTTTGAAAAGAGGCGAAGTTCACGACATCGCTGACAATATTAACATTTTTGGACGATTGGTTCGCATTGGCGCTGTGGG